AGATGGTCGGTTTACAAAAGGTTTTGCTGAATTGCTTTTAGGCCATGATGTAGAACCGCTTTCGTAATATAAGTGTCTTTCATAATGATCAAAGTTACTAATAACTCCTTTAATGAGATTTTCAGTAGCTACTACGCTGCTGCTGATACTTGTTTGAGTTGTTGAATTATTTAAACCTTGCTCCGTATCTAAATCAGCTTGGTATGTTTCAATCAGCTCAACTTTATACTTAAAGTTTTTCAATCTTTCGGTAGCTGATGAAAAGTTTATAAAGTTATCAAAGTTACTATAATTAATACCTAGATCTACTCCACTTTTATTAATATAAGAATAAAGTTCTCTATTATTATTAGTATTTGAAAAACTAAATAGTTGGTCGTAATTAAAGAATTCAGTAGGTTCTGATTCAGAATCTTCTAATTCTATAGAGAAGTTAGGGCCTAATAAAGCAGGAGCTTTTTGTTCTACAGGTTCAAATTCAGGAGTTACTAAAACAGCTATAGAATCACTTATTTTTTCAACTACCTGTAGAGTGCTTTTTTTATCGTATTCCCCCGGTAGAGGTTCGTATAATTTTATTTTAATAGCGTCTCTATCATCTAATTCGTATATTCCTATATTTGTTACTATAAAAAGATCGTTATTACCGAAGTTAAGGTATAATTCGTCAAAATAACTTTTTTCAGTTAATCTATCAGAAAGTTTTTCAACTACAGAAATCAACCTACTTGATGATAATTCATCAGTATAAATTAAAAGCTCTTTTCTATCTTTAGATATTTCGTTAATATAGAATCGCTGTTTTTTATTATCAAAAGTAAAACAATCGTTTAAAAAATGAAATAAAATTTTTACTTCTACTTCGCTGTAGCCGTATATATCAGATAATGATACAGGGTCTAACGATAGTTGGTTTATATTTTCGGAATCATTTTCTTCTTCAGATTCTATATCGGTTTCAGGTACATATGGTTTAGTAATTATATCTTTATTAGGAAGTCCGTACTCGTATAACGAAACTAATCTGTTATCTTTAATGTCGTAGAAATGACTTTCTATATAGTGTTTATTAAAGTTAAAGTCTTTATTAATAGTAAAGTTTTCAATTATAGATAGATCCTGTGAAGAATAATTTTCAAAATCAGGAATACTCCCTGGAGCTGTATCTACTAATGTATATTTAACTTCTGCCATCTTTAACTATTATTTTACTTGATAAAGTATTCCTGTTTCTTTTTCAGGATCTTTATAAGTTTTAGTTCTTATAGAGATATTATTTTTAAAACTACCTCTTTGTTTTATTGCACTTACTATTTCTTCTGCTGTATATCCTTTTTTAAGTTCAGCTATTAAAAAATCCATAGTCATAATTCGAGCTTCGTCTAAACTATTAGGTATTAAATAGCTTCTATAAGTTCCGGTATTACCGTAGTTTCTTTCTTCGTATAACCAGTAATAACGTTGCTGGTATCTTGATGATACGAGAGTGTTTCTAAAAGCACCTCTCCTAGTTAGTCTTCTATAGTACTTTCTATCTTCCATAATTCTTCTACTATGGAATAAATTACCTTTTTTATCATATAAGGAATCTATAATTTCATCTACTGCAGGACTAGTGGTTGGTCCTGTTGTAGTAGTCGCAGATGCTGCCGAGGTTTCAGCGGCTTTTTTAGCAGCTTCTTGTGCAGCTTTAGCTTGTTCTTGAGCTTCTTTGGTAGCACTATTAGCAATCGTATTAGCTGTTTCTAAAGCAGTGATAGTGTTTTGAGCTGCTGCTAATTCAGTTCTAACTAATGCAAGCTGTTCAGCGTCTGCAAAGTCAATTTGACCTCCACCAGCAAGTTTAGCTTCTAACTCTAATATTTGTCTATTAGCTTCTAATAACTGACCTCTTAATGAAGCTACTTCATCTAGTAAAGGTTGTATACTTTCTAGTTGCTTATCAACTTGATACAATTCAGAGCTTTGTTCTACAAGGTACTTATGTGATTGCTCGTCAGTATCTATAGGTATCTGCATATACAGTTTATCGTATAACCTAAATAGCTCTTCTACAGTATCCGGGTCAACTACTGGTTCCGGTTCTTTAAAAAAATTAAATTTATTATCTATAAAATCTTTAAAGCCGGCACGATCAAGAACAGTTTTCTGTATTTGTACCTTTTTATCCATTTCTAGTTATCTTAAATATTTGATCATCGTCTACTATAATATCGCTTCCGTCTATTACAGTCTTAACTAATAATCTATAATATCTTTCTGGTTCTAATCCATCCATGTGTATATCAAAGAAACTTGAAGAGGAATCACAACTGATTTGAGTATAGTTGGTATCAAAATCTACAACCATCTCTTCAGTATTTTCGTCTTTAAGTCCCCAATATGATGTAACTGGTAGATAGTGGTTTTTTATAAATGCTGATGATGTAGTGAAAGTTCTTGGGGGATATTTAGGTCTAGCATGTAATCTAAATCTAGTTTTACCTTCATCTTTATATTCTCCTTTATTATTTTTAATAGTAACTACTGCTTCGCTATCAGTTAAAGCAGGTAGGTTATCGGGCGAATGTACAAAATCTCTCCATCTTATTTCCAAAAATGGAGGATAAATAGTATTAGTATCGCTTCCATAGTATTTTAGCCTAGTACTTGTATCAGTGCTAGCTTCAGAAGTGTCGTCCAATTTGAGTAAAAATCCATTATTAGCTAAACTACCACTATACCATTCAGTCATAGCACCGCCTACTCCTATACTGATATCGTAATCACTATTTTTATTAAAATCTTGTGAACCACTTACAGTTACGTTAGTATTTAATCCAGAATTAGCATTAAATATTTTAACTACTCCTCCACCCGGAGTTGACCAATCATTGGTAGCATCTCTTTTGTTCCAAGCACACCCTGTTGTATTTATTGGAGAGTCTCCAAACTTTCCTACTCCTTCTACCCATGGTTCAGTTAAAGCTTTAGCTTCTATGGAAAAACCGGCAGGTAGTTGTTGAGCAAAATTAAGTTTTAAATTTAATGTAGCTCCTAATAAAGTTTTATTAGATTTATTATTTATAACATCTTGTATTTCAGCTGTATCGAATTCAACCAAAGATCTTACCGTTCTATAACTACCGTCGGATAAGTACCTACCTATCTCTAATAATTCATCTCTACCGGTATTTGAGTTAGCAAATTCTGAGTATATCGATGAGTCTTTTGATGGAAATATTCTATATAGTGCCATAGTTAAAATCTAGTTATTCTTCCTTCTATATCTACATTAGGATATTTTACTTCAAATATCATAGGGTCATATGAAGGATAAATTATATTCTCTTTTGTTGCTCCTTTAATATCATAGCCGTACTTATTGTATCCAGCTCCGTAATCAGTGCTGTTTTTATTATACACTTCTACTGATTGTACAGTCTGTACTCCTTTAACTCTATCTAACAGAGTATATATAGCTGATAAATTAATAGGTTGATTTATAGCTCTTTTACTTGTATCAAAATAAGTCTGGAGTTCAGTGGTGCAGTCTAAAAGTACATCTCTAGAGTTTGTATTAGGTAGGCTTACAATTTGAAACTTTACTCCTATATTTACTATATAAGCATCTTTCACCGTCAATGAATCTGTTATCAACATAAATTCTGAAAGGTACTCTTTAATATTTTGTTTAAGTCCGTTAGAAGCTAAAGATAAAGTGCCGTCAATATTAGAAGAGAGTACATACATACAGATACCTAGAGGATTATTCTCTGATTTATCAGCGTTAATAAGATCGTCTTGACCGGTTACGAATACTTTTGATACTGAGCCTAAATTAGGAGGTAAAGTTAAAGCTCTAAAAGCAAAGTCTTGTTTAGATACTACTCTTCCTTGTTCAGCAAAAGCTTTTAAAGAATTTTGTCTAAGTTCTTCTATAGTATCACCATCTTTACCGCCAGTAGCAGCTAAAGGGTTATTAAAAGCCAAGGTATCGGAAACGTTACTACCATTTGTAAAGGTGGGAGCATTTGATATTGGTACATTAAATTTATTTGTAAGTGTGTTAGCTTCAACATTAGATTTTATTCCTCCCCCTTTCAAATACCTTATAGTTAGATTACCTGTTGGTGCTTCTCCGTAGCTATCACTAAATAAGAAGTTTGAAGGATCATAAGCGTAATCTAATCTTCTATTACTATTATTGTTGTTAAATCCTACTAAGCTTGCATCAGGTAAAAAGTTAGAGTTAGCGTTTTGAGAAGTACCTGGACCGAATTGTAGTATCAGTTGGCCTGCACTATTAAATCTAGTTACAAACCTTTTATTAACTACAGTAGAGCTTAAAAAATTAGGAACTTTTCCTTTAGTAGAAGCGTTAGTATTAGTAGCGGTAGTAAAGACTGTGCTTTGACCTAAAAATGGAACCTCAGTCCAAGAGCTAGAGCCGTCGTTTACGTCTACAATACCTATAATATCGTCATCTTCGATAGTAATAGTAGTATACTTAGTTGGAGTACTTCCAACGTTACGGTTTATAGATTTTATCTCTCCTGCTCTTGCTTTAACTTTCTTTTTAAGCTGATAAACTGAAGGATTATCTCCTGATACACTAAATATACTAACTTCGGTAGGATCGAGAGAGCTCGAAAATGAAAAATCTACAGCGTCGTCAGTAGTAAATATTTGAGAACCATTTGAAATTTGAGCATTAGCACTTATTTTTAGTGCTTGGTCAAATCTAGGTTCGTAGTCTGGAGCGCTTCCGGCTTCTACATTATGAGTTACTTCAAGTTCTACGGTTGCACCAGTAGTTACTTTAGGTCTATATCCCATCATATAGCTTAATGTATATAGGTTTGATGGATCTTTAGCATATTGAAGGTATGTTTCTTGAACTTGACTGTCTTGATAAAAAGAAAGTATGTCACCAACATATGCAGCCATTTCCATAAACATCATACCGGGTGATGTTGGAGAAAAGTCGTTATAAGAGTCAGGAAAATAGTTTTTACTTAAATCAACTAATTGACTTCTTAAGCTATTAAAATTTTTATCTGTGTATTTAATTGAAATATCTTTAGCCATTATTCTTCAAAATTTATTAATAGTTCATCACTTATCTTAGTGCCGGCTATAGAAAAATTTAATTTTAACTGTATCATATTTTCGTCAGTCTTGTCTACTAACTGAAGGTTAGTTATATTAAGTTGAGGAAAATAATTCTTTAAAGCTTCTTTAATAGATATTTCAACATTTACTAATGTCTCTTTTCCTATATTACTAAAAAGAAGTTTCCTAAGACCAGAACCAAATGAAGGGTTAAAATATCTTTCACCTCTACCTGTTAATAAATAGTTTATTAGGTTAGCTTTTATCGCGTCTACTGTTTGGAAGGTTTGATCT